AGAAGGAATTTCTAAAGATGGAAATGCCGAAGATCAATATACACTTTTAGAAATGCATACAGATTTAGATCTAGAAGGTTTTGAAGATATGGGTCAAGATGGTGAACCAACAGGAATCAAGGTACCTTATATTGTTACAATAGATGTTGGCTCTTCTAATATTTTAAGTATCAGAAGAAATTATAAAGAAGAAGATCCTAAAAAAGATCCTAATAATTATTTTGTACATTACAAATTTTTACCGGGTCTAGGGTTCTACGGTTTTGGTTTACCACACATTATTGGTAACTTATCACGTTCAGCTACATCTATCTTACGTCAGCTTATTGACGCTGGTACTTTAGCAAACTTACCTGCTGGTTTTAAAGCTAGAGGTATACGAGTTCGTGATGAAGCAGAACCATTACAACCTGGTGAATTTAGAGATATAGACGCTCCAGGCGGTGACTTGCGTGCATCTATTATACCATTACCTTTTAAAGAACCTTCAGGAACTTTATTACAGTTACTCGGCATAATAGTAGAAAGCGGTAAGAGATTTGCATCTGTTGCCGACATGCCTTTAGCCGAACAAAACGGACCAGTTGGTTCTACTGTTGCGATGTTAGAGCGTGGTACAAAAATTATGTCTGCTATACATAAAAGATTACACTACGCACAAAAAATAGAATTTAATCTTTTAGCAGGTTTATTTAAAGATTACTTACCACCTGTATACCCTTATGAAGTAAGTGGTGGTGATCCAAATATTAAACAAGCTGACTTTGATGACAGAATAGATGTTATGCCTGTATCAGACCCTAACATTTTTTCTACAGCACAAAGAATTGCTATTGCACAAACAAGCTTACAACTTATTCAGTCTAACCCACAAGTTCATGGTCCTGCTGGTATGTATGAAGCGTACAAAAGAATGTACGAAGCTTTAGGTGTTCGTAGTATTGAAAAGATATTACCACCACCTCCACAGCCACAGCCTGTCGACCCCGGTATAGAAAATGCTAATGCATTACAAGGTAGAGGATTACAAGCTTTCCCAAAACAAGATCATCAAGCTCATATTGAAACACATTTAACATTTATGCGTACACCTGCTGTTATGTCTAATATAAATATTATTGGCATTCTTACAGCTCACATATATGAACATGTTAGTTTACAAGCTCGTGAAATTGTTGAGCAAGAGTTTGGACCTCAGCTACAACAGCTACAAGAACAATATCAAGGTCAAATACCACCAGAAGCTATGCAACAAATTCAGATGGAAATAGAAAACGAAGTAGCTCAGCGTATTGCTGAGATGTCTGCACAAATGTCTGAAGTACTTGCACCTCCTCCTAACGAAGATCCATTAGTAGAAATTCGTCAACAAGAGTTAGCTTTACAAGGTGCTAAACTACAACAAGACGCTAAAGAGTTTGAAACAAATACCGTTATTAAAACGCAACAAGATGCTTTTAAAAATACTATGGCAGAACAGAAAAATCAATTTAGCGAAATGAACGCCCTAGATAAATCTGCTATTGCTCGTGAACGTATAGATGCTCAAGAAGAGATAGCAGCAGGACGTATCGCTCTTGAATTACAAAAACTCCAAAAAGATAAGACAATGGAAAATATTGATGTTGAACGATTAAGAAATTTGTCTGACAGAAATTAATGGCTGAGAGAAAAAAAGCAAAACCTATACGACGAACTACAGGCAAAGGTGGTAATTACCGTTCTACTAAGTCTGGTGCAGGTATGACAAAGAAAGGTGTTGCTGCTTATAAAAGAAAAAATCCTGGCTCTAAATTAAAAACCGCTGTTACTGGTAAAGTTAAAAAAGGTAGTGCTGCTGCAAAAAGAAGAAAAAGTTATTGTGCAAGATCAGCGGGTCAGTTAAAAAGAAGTAGTGCTAAAACTAGAAATGATCCTAATTCAAGGATTAGACAAGCAAGAAGAAGGTGGAAATGTTAAATGGCTAAAAAAGGTTTATATGCAAATATTCATGCTAAGAAAAAAAGAATCGCAGCTGGCTCTGGCGAAAAGATGAGGAAAAAGGGCTCTAAGGGAGCTCCTACTGATAAACAGTTTAAAAGAGCTGCAAAAACAGCTAAGAAAAGAACTACTAAAAAAAGGAAATAATTATGTTTAAAAAAACAAAAGGCTACTTTATGGGCGGTGCTGTTAGCAAAAAAGCTAAAGGCTACAAAATGGGTGGCAAAGTCAAAGGTTATAAAAAAGGCGGTAAAGTAAAATAAAATAAGATAAGGAGGAGAGATGTCTTATTTAATATCGAATATCCCTTACTTTAAGGTATGGGTAAGAAAAGAATTTACGGCTGGTCATCAAAATTACCATGGTGAATTCCTGCACGGCTTAGCTGTAGCAGTTAATTGCATTCCTGATAGGTCACTATCATTTCAAGTTATATTTACAGGTTGTGAAATAGAGGACGACGAACCTAATGTTCATGGCGGTGCTATGTGGGCTCGTATGCCAATACAAGCTTTAGTTGCAGATATACCTGTAGAAGAATGGCCAGAAAGAATGGAAAATCACTTATGTCAACCTTGGGATTGTATGTCCCATCATCATACTGCTATCAGTATAGATAGAACGTCGTCATCACCTTGGTATGCCAAGATAGATGGTGAGTTTTATTTAGCTAAGTATATCTTTACTGTTGATTATACAGAACATGAGATAGCTGACAGTCCAGATCAACATAAACAAAGTCATGTATTATATTTAACAGAAGGTAAATGGAAGGGAAATGTTGTTGCACTACCTAACAATAGAGTTAGAGTAACGAACCCTGCATTATGGTCAACAGGAGAAGGGGCACCTGATTTTGCTCCAAGTCAGTGGATTCATAGTAGCGAAGAACACGAAAGCTACACTGATCCAAATGTAACTTTTAACAACTTATATAGTGAAGGAGAAAAAAAATGAAAGATGGGGTTGAATTAATTCAGCAAATACTTCATATTGTTCGTGAACAGAGAGAAGATGTTCATGTAAAGATAACTTCAGGGAACTGCAAAGATTGGGAATCATATCGGGCCTGCATCGGACAACTACAGAGCCTGTCCTATGTGGAGCAAGAGATAATTGCTCTGGTGTCACGAGGAGAACGTGCAGATGGTTAAAAACCTGATAGTACCTGAAAGGTACGCCAAAAAGAAGGTAGAAGATAAAGTAGAAGACAAAAAATCTGAACTACAAGTATCTGATGCCTATGTCAAAGAAGAAGATAGAGTCTTAGACCCAAAACTTCTTAAAAAATCAGCTAAACAAAGAATGCCCCAACCAACAGGATATCGCATTGTGGTAATGCCTTTCCAGGGTTTTGAAAAAACTAAAGGTGGAATTCTTATAACAGATGAGACACGAGAGCGAGAATCTATAGCTACGGTTGTAGCTTACATCGTCCAAGTTGGACCTGATGCTTACAAAGATAAAACTAAATTTCCAAGCGGGCCATATTGCAAGCAAGGTGATTGGGTTATTATTGGTAAGTATGCAGGAACAAGGATCAAGCTAGAAGATGGCGAGATTAGAATACTAAATGACGATGAAATCCTCGGAACTATTTTAGAACCGACTGATGTCTATACTATATAGGAGTGTCTTATGACAAATGAAGAAGTAGAAGAAGCCCAAATCATCGAAGTAGAAGAAGAAGTAACGCTTGATGAAAGTCAACCAGCAGAAATATCACTAGATACGTCTGATGGAAACAACGAACCACAAGCATTAAGTGAGGAAGATCTTGATAAAAGAAGAGAGAAAACTCAAAAAAGAATTAATAAACTTGTTGCTCAACGAAAAGAATCCGAAGAAAGAGAAGCCGCTGCTATGCAATTTGCTCAACAGCAAAAATATGAAGTAGATGCTTTAAGAGGTCAACTCTCTAATTTAAATACAGGTTATAGCTCAGAAGCTTCTAGCCGTATTGATTCTCAAGAAATACAAGCTAAAACAGCTTTTAAGGAAGCGTATGAAGCTGGCGAAGTCGATAAGATGGCTGATGCTCAACAAGTTATGGCTAAGATTGCTATTGAAAAAGAAAGACTTAGAATTTTCAAAGA